TGTTCCAGAATTTTTAAAAGCAACTTTACATTTAATGGAAAATAAATGTACTGGAATATTTAATATGGTCAACAGTGATACAATGAGTCCATTTGAAATTGTAAAAAGATACCACGAATTGAAGGGTGATGAAATGAAAACTACAGCACTTACCCCCAAACAACTGGACGATATTACTTCTGCTAAGAGGTCTAATTGTATAATTTCCAATAACAAACTAAAAGAAATTGTTCCTAGTATTCGGGATATTTCTGAAGTTGTTGATATTTGTATCAATGAATATATTGAGAATGAAGAAAAATGAAAGTATTAGTAACAGGTGCAACAGGATTTTTAGGAACCCATCTAGTTCGAAAGTTAAAAGAACTAGGATGGGATGTATCTATCTCAAATACAAAGCACGCCAGTCTGAGCAGAATTGATAACCTCTGGTGTTTTAATGATACCGAGTTTGATTATATTTTTCACTTAGCCGCTGTAACAAAAGCAGGAGACTATTGTTTAAAGTATCCTGGCACCCAGTGGTTAGAAAATCAAACAATCAATACAAATGCTCTGCGGTACTGGCAGGGGTGGCAACCACAAGCAAAGATGATTTGTATGGGAACTAGTTGTTCTTATTCGCCTGGAATTCATATGAAGGAAGAGAATTATCTTTTGGGCGAACCAGAAGAAAGTCTATACACATATGCTATGACAAAGCGTATGTTATTGAATGGTCTTGAGTCGATAGGAAAGCAACACGGACTTAAGTGGTTGTACTTTATTCCATCCACTCTATATGGACCAGACTTTGAACTTGATGATAATCATTTCATTTTTGACTTTATTCGAAATTGCTATAATGCAAAACACAAAGATGAGAAGTTTGTGGTGTGGGGAGATGGAGAACAGAGGAGAGAACTGATTTACATAGATGACGCTATTGATGCAATGATTAATCTTCTTCCGTATGATAATCAAGTATTCAATTTAGGCTCAGGAGAAGACAATACAATAAATGAATTTGCCTCTCTCGTTTGTGATGCCTATGGGTACGACTCCAATTCAATCGAACACGACTTGGATAAATATGTTGGTGTCAAGGAAAAGAAAATCGATACAACAAAAACTCTAACATACTTGAGTGATAGAAGTACGTGGACCGCCGGCAGAGATTTTATTAAAACAAATCTGAAAGATGGTATTCAAAAGTGTGTAGAATACTATACAAAAGAAATTGAAAAGGAATAAGAACACAATGGTAAACATTATAAACCCCCTAAAAGAAGATATCAAAATCACAGTACCAGATAAAATGAAACAAATTTGTTTTGATGTCGGACTTGCTGGCGAGGCGGTTAATTCTGGAGTATGGTTGGCCGAAACTACCGATAGATTTGTAGTAGGAATAGAACCTTTAAATTATCATTGGAAAATGATAACAAACTTTGCTACCGCTAATACCCCTAGACCTTGGCCAGACCATATACCAGTAGTCCAACTTGAAGAAGGAGTGGTAAAATATCAAGGGAAAAATGTCAGTTCAATAGGAGAACGATTTTTGGGAATAGAATGTGCAATCGATAATGTGAAAAGCATAGAGAAAAAAACATTCTATAAAATGGATAAAAAAATGGGCGCTTCTGGTTCATCTAGTTTATTAAAGCCAAGTTCTGAACACCCCCATTTTGTAGAAGAAGAACTAACAGTACCAGTAGTAAGTTTAGAAAAAATACTCGACCACATTGATTGGGAAAGATTTCCTTATATTGAACACATAAAAACAGATTGCGAAGGAAAAGATTTTGATGTTGTTCAAAGTATAGGAAAATACTTAGATAGGGTTTTATTGATAACAAGCGAATTGTCAGAATCAAATAAAACACACTGGGAAGGCGTTAAAGAACATAGTAAGTTTAGAGAATGGATGAGAGATAATGGATTCGTAGAACATAACAGAGGCGACAATGTAACATTCATCAATACAAACCTTCAGTCCCAAGTGGGTCAAGGTAATTTTTACTATAATATGTGGAACGAATAGATGGTAGAATTTGCACTGGGATTTTTGTTTGGTTTATTTACACAAAGATTGTATTACTTTATCTTGCTAAAAAATTGTCCCAATCTAGACTGGTACGCAGAGAAACCTAAACTTTATTTTTGGAGATTTTGGAAATGAAAGACAGAAAGTATTTACCGACACTATCGGAGTTGATTGACAGGTTGAGCATTACTCAACTTAAAGAAGTCTTCATTCCAGAACACAAAGAAGAATATGCTGAAGAGATTCAATTAATACTTCACGATATTGATTTGTTAATGAAGGAACATAAACCTGACGCAAATATGATTCGAGACATAATTATTTTGTCTCAGATGAATCTTCATATATGGCACAATGAGTCTGCTTGCAGAAACGGGCAAGAAGGAGCAGACTTAAGTTTGACTCACGGACTAAATGGAATTCGCAATACTGCCAAAAACAAAATACAAGAAATGATTGGCGGAAGACAGGACTATAAGATAGATTGTCTTGCGAGTGAGTTTAAGGACTGGGAGATTAGTTGGTGAAAAAGATATTGGTGATAGGCGATTCCTGCCTTGATATTTACATTTATGGAAAATGCGACCGACTTGCTCCTGAAGGACCTGTTCCTGTATTTGAACCACTACATCATACCCACAATGGAGGTATGGCTAGAAATGTATACGACAATTTGATTTCAATAAACGAACCTTGTGAGTTGATTACCAACAAAGAAGAAATCACAAAGACAAGGTATGTCGAATACAGAACAAATCATTGTGTGATGAGAGTAGATTCCCACGGAAGAACAGTAAAAAGAATAAAAGATTTAAACATTGATTTTGCTTCGTATTCTGCTATAATTATTTCAGATTATGACCACGGTTATCTTCTAGAGGAAGACATAGAATTCATCTCACAAAATCATTCTTTGGTAATGATGGATACTAAAAAGAAATTAGGAGAATATTGCAAAGACATCAAATTCATAAAGATAAATGAATACGAATACAATCAGACAAAACACTTACTCGATGAGTGTAGTTTTCCTTTCGAGGATAAACTAATAGTTACATTGAGCGAAAAAGGATGTGTATATAAAGGGAAACCTTATCCCGTAGAGTCTGTAGAGGTTAAAGACCTTGCTGGTGCAGGGGATACCTTCCTGACTGGATTTGTTTCTGATTATATAAAAACAAACGATGTGCAATCTGCAATAGACAAAGGAAATGAATATGCTTCTATTGTAGTTCAACACAGAGGTGTCAATAAAGTAGGTGAACATTTATGAAAAAAACAAACACTACAAAAAAAGAACAACCAGAAATTATAGAGAAAGGTTGGGGAAGTGAAGTAATCTTTGCCAACAATGAAATGTATTGTGGTAAACTTTTACGCTTCAATAAGGGAGCAAGATTCAGTATGCACTTTCATATGAAGAAGGATGAAACTTGGTATCTTGCGGAAGGCACCATTCGACTCAATTGGATTGATACCACAGATGCCTCCAAGAAACAAGAAGTATTACGAGCAGGAGATGTAATTCGAAACCGACCAGGCGAACCACATCAAGTGGAAGCACTCAGCGATGCAGTAATTTTTGAGGTATCCACTACACACTTCGACGAAGATAGTTATAGAGTCGAGAGAGGAGACAGTCAAGTTGTTTGAAAATTATGCTACTGTATGGATAAATGGTTGTTTCGATATTTTACATCGAGGTCATATTGAAATGTTTAAATATGCTAGTACTTTAGGCGGAAGAGTAGTGGTGGGGCTAGATACAGACGAAAGAGTAAGACAAGCAAAGGGAAATTCTCGTCCCCTAAATAAACTAGAAGATAGAATGGAACTAATCCGTTCTATTAAATATGTTAAAGGTGTGGTGACGTTCGACAGCGACGAAGAATTGATTTCTCACCTGAAAGCGTTTCGCCCAGTTGGTAGAGTAATAGGTGGCGACTATAGAAACCTTCCAATTGTGGGAGAAGAATACTCTGGAGAAATATTATATTTCGATAGAATACCAGAATACTCCACAACAGGAATAATTGATGTACAAAGAGACTAAGTTAAGGACAATCATAAAGACAGTACTGTGGAGACTGTTTGCAACATTAAATAGTTTTATTATTTTATATGCAACAATATCACAAGAACATATCTGGAATGCCATCTTTATGAATATCACTGGCTTCTTTGTTTACTTTTTTTACGAAAGAATTTGGAATGCAATTCCATACGGAAAGGTGCTAAAATGAAAAATGTATTAATAACAGGCGGAGCAGGATATATTGGAACAACTCTTGTCCCTACACTATTGGAGAAGGGATACAGGGTTACTGTTGTAGATAATCTTATGTACAGGCAGACGACACTTACTACACATTGTTCTAATCCCCATTTCAAATTCATTATGGGAGATGTTAGAGACTATGATTTGATTGACCCTCTCATAGAAGAACACGACATTATAATTCCACTTGCTTGTCTTGTAGGAATGCCTGCTTGTAAGAAGGACGAAAGAGCCGCGGTTCAAGTCAACGAGGAAGCAGTAAAACATATTGCTGATGTTGCTGGAAAAGAAAAGAAGATTATATTCCCAACCACAAACTCTGGGTATGGAATCGGAGAAATGAAGGATGGCGAACTTGTATATTGTGACGAGAATACTCCACTCGCTCCTTTGAGTCTCTATGGTACAACAAAAGTAAACGCAGAGAATTATCTTAAAGAAACAGCAGACGCGGTTTGTCTTCGTCTTGCAACTGTATTTGGAATATCAGAACGAATGAGACTAGACTTGCTTGTAAATGACTTTACATATAAAGCCTGCACAGATAAATACATTGTTCTTTTCGAAAGTTCCTTTAAGAGAAATTTCATTCACGTTAAGGATGTGGTTGGTGCAATGATATTTGCCATTGACCACTATGATGAAATGAGAGGCGAGTCTTTTAATGTGGGACTCAGTAGTGCTAATCTTTCGAAGATGGAACTATGTGAGGCTATTAAAAAATGCATTCCAAACTTCTCTATTCTGGAATCTGATATTGACAATGACCCAGACAAGAGAAACTACATTGTAAGTAACGATAAACTTGAATCTCTCGGATGGTATCCTACAGTAGAACTAGAGTATGGTATTAAAGAATTGATTGAAGCGTACCAAATAATTTCATACAACAATAAGTTGTTTACAAATCAGTGAGGTGAAAATATGAAAGTAGGATTTACAGCAGGAAATTTTGATGTACTTCATCCAGGCTACATCTATACCTTTGAAGAAGCAAGAAAACACTGTGATAAGTTTATTGTGTTTCTTCAGAAAGACTCTTATGCGGCGGGTAGAAATAATAAATATGCGCCTGTCATTTCGTATTACGAAAGATACAAGACTCTAATGGCAATTCAGTATGTCGATGAAGTGTATATGTATCAGAGCGAAGAAGAACTCTATAAGTTGATTGAATTCTTTAAGCCTGATATTCGTATCTTGGGCGAGGACTATATTGGAAAATCCTTTACGGGTGATGATTTACCACCAAAGGTAATTTACACAACTCGCTGTCACGAATGGTCCACTACAAGACTCAAAGATTTAATTACCGTTCAAACTATCAAGCAAAACCCAGACATCGTGAAAAGGGCATCAGAATGAAAAATGTAATGATTACAGGCTGTGCAGGGTTCATCGGAAGTTATGTTACCGAAGAATTTTTGAATGCAGGCTATAAGGTTTACGGTGTAGACAAGATGACCTATGCAGGCAATAGAGAAAGTTTGAATTCCTTTTTAGACAATCCTAATTTCTCGTTTTCGCCTTCCTGTATTACGATACCATCTCATATGAAACATTTGGTGAAAGTGAATAACATAGATTGGATAATTAATCTGGCAGCCGAAACGCACGTTGATAATTCAATAGAATCGTCTGATGTATTTGTTAAGACAAATATTCAAGGAACAAAAAGTCTACTGGATACTTGTAGAGAAACAGGAGCAAAACTTCTTCACTTTTCTACGGACGAAGTGTATGGAGTTGCTGTAAATCGTGCATTCACAGAACGAAGCAACATAGCACCGAAGAATCCATATTCTGCTACAAAGGCTGCCGCCGACCATATGATTGAAGCATATAGAAACACATATGGAACAGAGCATATTATTGTTCGACCTTCCAACAACTTTGGTCTTCGTCAACACGACGAGAAGTTTTTACCTACCATTATCAGAAAACTAAAAGCAGACGAAAAAATTCCAGTGTATGGTAAGGGTGACCAGATTCGGGAATGGACACACGCAAGAGAAACGGCAAAGGCAACAAGATTCATTTTAGAGAATTCGGGAATGAATGAAATCTATAATATATCATCTGAATTCCATACTGAAAATATGAATGTGGTGCAATCAGTATGTGACATTCTAGGAAGACGAGTGGAGGATTGTATAGAATATGTTGAAGATAGACCAGGTCACGACTTCAAGTATTCAATTACACCGAAGAAATTAAACAATCTTGGATATACTGTTTCTAGTAATTTTAAAGATGAACTAAAGGAAATTGTAGACTATGAATTTAGTAGCATACGGCACTAGACCAGAGTGGATTAAACTTAAACCACTCATCAAAATCCTGAAAGAAAACAAGCACGATGTTAAAGTTGTATTTACTGGACAACAGAAAGATATTGGCGAGTTTGAATATGATGTCAAGATTGATATTGGAGATAATCCAAACAACAGACTGAATCATATTGTTTCTACCATTCTAAACTCTGAAATATTCTTTGACGCAAAGCACGTTATTGTTCAGGGAGATACCGCCTCTGCATTCGCAGTCGCTCTTTCCGCGTTCAATATGGGAATCCCTGTGTCACATATCGAAGCAGGACTGAGAACTTTTGATACAGAAAATCCATATCCAGAAGAGTCGTATCGACAAATGATATCTTCGATTGCAAGTTACCACTATGCTCCAACCCAGACAGATTTTGATAATCTAGTACGAGAAAGAAGAAGCAATATCTCCATAACTGGAAATACAGTTATAGACACACTACCAGAACTGGAAGTGACCGAGGATAAACTTGTACTTGTGACAATGCACAGAAGAGAAAACCACGAACATATGAGAAGATGGTTCGCGGCAATAGAACTGTTGGCAAACTACTATCCCGATTATGAATTCGTTCTGCCTCTCCACCCAAACCCAAAGGTGGTGCAAGCGGCGGATGTATTGGACAAAGTAAATATAGTAAAACCTCTCGAACATAAAGACCTTCTATACCTTCTAGCAAGGAGTAGTATGGTAATTACAGATAGTGGAGGAATTCAAGAAGAAGCAAGTTTTTATGGTAAGAGGATTCTGGTATGCAGAAAACACACAGAACGGCCTTCCCCAAACCAGACACTTGTTAGTGAGCCTAACATACTCATATCATCTTTTCATAAGATGATAAAAACTCACCTAAATAAAACAGAGTGTCCATTCGGTGATGGACAATCATCCCAAAGAATCTATTCAATTATGAAAGAATATAATTTAATATAACAATTATTATGTTATAATAAACCCAACACGGAGCATTGTATAATATGGCAAAGACAAAATCATTAGTTATGATTGTGAAAAACGAAGAACACATTATCAAGGAATGTCTGGAGTCTATGGCTCCTTATATCGACAGGTATGACATTACTGATACTGGTTCGACAGACACAACAAAAGAAATAATCAAGGAGTTCTTTAAAGAGAAGGGAATTCCTGGCGAAGTCTACGACCACGAATGGGATGGATTCGGAAAATCACGAACCCAATCTCTCCGCAACGCTGAAAAAGGCGGAGCAGATTATGGTTGGGTAATTGATGCTGATGATACAATGCAAGGCGAATTCACCTTTCCAGAAGATATTGATTTGGATGCTTATTCTCTCCGTATTAAGCGTGGTGATTTCACTTGGTGGAGAAACCAAATATTCAAGTTGGACGGAAATTGGGTGTATACTGGTGTACTCCACGAATACGCAGAGAACCCCACTAAGCAAGCAGACAATTCTCTTAAGCAAGGTAGACTAAACTCAGAAGGTTATCACGTTGATGCTAGAACAATGGGTGCAAGAAATGTTGGCATTGAACCAATAGACAAATACAAGAAAGATGCAGAATTGTTTCTTAGTTGTCTAACAAATAAAGATGACCCAAACTACGAACCAGATAATACTAGATACCATTTCTACATTGCACAAAGTTACTTCGATTCGAAGCAATGGGCAGAAGCATCAGAGTGGTACATTAAACGAGCAGAACTGGGCGGATGGGAAGAAGAAGTTTTCTATTCTCTGTTCCGTGTTGCCATTTGCAGTAGTCTTCAGGAAGACCCGTGGGAAAAGACAATGCAGTACTTCTTGTCTGCTTGGAACTATCGTCCTGTTCGTGCAGAACCTATCTATCAGATTGCTAGAATTTATCGTTTGTCTGGTCACCCACGACTGGGATATCTCTTTGCAAAGCAGGCACAAGCAATACCTTTCCCGCATCAAGATATTCTGTTCCTCGCAAACGAAGTTTGGGACTGGCAAATTGATGACGAAATTAGTTCCACAGCATTCTATGTTGGTAAGTTCCAAGAAGGCTATGATGCTTGTATGAAACTCCTCAAGGAAAATAAATTCCCCGAATCCGAAAGAGGAAGAATTATGGGAAATCTTGAACAGTACCAGATGAAGATGGCAGAACAGCAACAACAATTTGAAGAACACCAGGCGCAGAATGCTAAAATGAATGCTGAGATTGAATCTACTCGTAATGAGCGACTAGAAAAGGAAAAAGAAGAGAGAGCGGTTGCTCGTAAAAAGGCAGACGAGAAACGAGCAAAACAACAAAAAGACAAAAAGAAGAGAAAGCAAAAGGCATAGATAGTATATGAAATCAGGAAACTATGACATCTCAGTTGACCAAGGTTCCACCTTTGTCTTTCATTTGACTTATCAGGATAGTGCAGGTACTGCTATTGATTTGAGCAGTTACTCTGCTTCTATGCAGGTACGAAGGTCAACCATCGATACAGATTTACTTCTAGATATTTCCAATAGTGGTGGAGTTACTGGAGGCGGAAGTACTGGTGAATATACTGCTGGAGTTTCTGCCGCTTCTGGTGGTGGTTCTTGGGGACACATATACAGTGGAATCACAATGAATGGTTCTACTGTTGGATGGGGAGGTGCCAGTGGAACAACAGGTGGTATCTATATTCTAATTGATGCAGATACTATGAAGAATGTCCCCGCAGGTAAGCACGTTTATGACCTAGAACTTACAACTGGAACAGATGTAAATAAGATTCTTAAAGGTAGGTTTGAAGTAGAAGGTGAAGTCACAAGATGAAACTTCTAGTTAGACAACCCAAACCACCAAAAATTACAATAACATCCAAGAACACTATTGTAATTAAGCAAAAAGATGATAGAATAGTAATTGTGAAAACTGTTTAACCCAAAGGTATTTTTATTATGATTAGATTAGAATGTTATCGCATTCACGAAGATGCAACATTGCCCCAAATTGCAACAATTGGTTCCGCCTGCTTTGATGTACACGCATACATCAAGCCGACTATTCCTGTTATTGTATATGGAATGAACAACAAGAAAGCAGAACTTCTACCACTAGATGGAAGAATTGCACTAAATCCCGGCGAAAGAGTACTCGTCCCAACAGGACTCATCTTCAGAATTCCTTTTGGGATTTCGATGAGACTACACGCAAGGTCAAGTGTTTCTCTTAAGAAGGGACTGATTATGCCAAATGGTGAAGGTATCATCGACAGCGATTACCACCACGAAACATTTGTTATGTTGTATAATGCATCGGCGGATACAGTTTATATTGAAGACAATGAACGGGTCGCACAGGGCGAACTTGTAGAAAACAATCCAGCAGATGTCTGGGAAACTTTTGAAAAGCCAGGTCAAACTACTGAACGAGTGGGTGGCTTTGGCAGTACAGGAATTAAATAATGAATCGTAAAGAACTATTTCAGCGACATAAAGAAATTTGCAGTGAAGCCTTAGCCATTATGGAAAAGAAGAATCACGACTACGCCGGCGAGAATGGAGATTCTCCCTTTGCGAATTTCACTCGCTCAGAAGATATGGGAATTTGCTCTACAGAACAAGGCTTTTTAGTCCGACTTTGTGACAAATTATCTCGACTTTCTACATTTGCTAGTGCTGGCGAATTGAAGGTAGACAATGAGAGTTACCACGATGCCATCGTCGATATTATCAACTACTGTATTTTATTCGACGGATACGTTTCAACTAAAGATTGACAAATCACTTGATTTTTGGTACAATGTGCGTATGAAGATTACTCTTATCGCATTCGCTTTTCTCTCAATCGCCTCTTCTCTCTACGCTAGTTCGATAACTTCGAATACGCATCAAGACTTGCTAGAGGCGATTCGGGAGGTCGAATCAAACAACAACCCAGATGCAGTTGGCGATAACGGAAATGCAATCGGCGTATATCAGATTTGGGAAATCTACTGGAAAGACGCAGTAGAGTTCGACCCTTCCATCGCCGGCGAATACAAAGATTGTTTTAATCCCGAATATGCAGAGAAGATTGTACTTGCTTACTGGAATAGGTATGGTATAATGAGTAGACTTGGAAGGACTCCGACTAACGAAGACCTTGCAAGGATTCACAACGGCGGCCCTAATGGTTACAAGAAAACGGCAACGGACGGGTATTGGAAAAAGGTTAAGAATAAAATAGATGAGTGAATTCTACACAAACATATCGATGCGGGGAAAGTATATTCTATATCGTGGTATCGATGAAGACGGCAACCGTGTTACTCGAAAAGAACAATTCTCCCCAACCCTCTTTGTTCCTTCTCAGACTGAAACTGAGTGGAAAACACTTGAGGGTTTCTATGTAGAACCATTTCAACCTGGCACTATACCAGAAACCCGCGACTTCATCAACCAGTACAAGGATGTTAAAGGTTTCGATGTTTACGGAAACACTGATTATGTGTGTCAGTATATCGCCGATAATTATCCTTCAGAAGTAGACTACGACATTTCCAAGATTGTGGTTGCGAATATCGATATCGAAACTGAATCGGAATATGGTTTTCCGCAGATTGACACTGCACAAGAACGAGTGAATGCAATATCGGTAGACTTTAATGGCACGATGTATGTGTTCGGTCTTGGCGAGTTTAATCTCAGTGCCCAAGAAGCAGACTACCAATATAAGTACGACAATGAAAAGGACTTACTTCGTGAGTTTCTAGAAGTGTGGGAACGAGAGTCCCCCGATATTGTTACTGGTTGGAATGTTAGATTCTTTGACATTCCTTATCTTGTAAATCGTATTACCAATCTCTTCGATGAATCTGAAGCGAAACGTATGTCTCCTTGGAAATCACTAAAGGAGCGTAAGGTCGAGAAGTGGAATCGAGAAAACACTTGCTACGAACTTGGTGGTCTTGCGACTCTAGATTACTATGAACTATACAAGACATTTACATATGTCAATCAGGCTTCGTATTCATTGAATCACATCGCAGAGGTTGAACTAGGCGAGAAGAAGTTAGACTATTCTGAATACGAATCGATGTCGGAGTTTTATAAGAACGACTTCCAGAAGTTTATGGAATACAATGTTCTAGACACTCGATTGGTAATGAAACTCGAAGACAAGATGAAGTTGATGGAACTTGCCATATCGCTTGCATATGCCGCCAAGGTAAACTTCAATGATGTGTTTGGACAGGTTCGTGTGTGGGATTCAATCATATATCACTACCTCAACGAACACAATATTGTAATCCCACCAAAGAAGCATTCGTCTAAAGATGAACAATACGCAGGTGCATATGTCAAAGACCCCATCACAGGAATGCACGATTGGGTTGTGTCGTTCGACCTAAACAGTCTGTATCCACACTTGATTATGCAATACAACATCAGTCCAGAGACAAAGATTGACGGAGAGAAAGATTATTCGATTACCCCGAATTCTATTCTCGGAGGAAAGCGAGTTGCACACGATGCATATTCAGTTGCGGCGAATGGAACTTCATATCGAAAAGACCATCAAGGATTCCTTCCTTCTCTGATGGAGAAGTTATACAAAGAACGCAAGATGTATAAGAAGAAGATGATTGAGTGTCAGAAACAGAAGCAAGATATTCCAAGGATGAATATGCCTACATTAGGCAAACACGCACTGGACGTTAAACTAACCAAAGACATTTCGAAGTATAACAACTTCCAGTTGGTTCGTAAGATTCAGTTAAACTCTGCTTATGGTGCAATTGGCAATCAATGGTTTCGTTACTTCGATGTTGATATGGCAGAAGCAATTACCCTGTCGGGTCAGTTGAGTATTCGTTGGATTGCAAATCATCTCAATGATTTTATGAACAAAACAATCGGTACGAAGGATTATGATTATGTTGTGGCATCTGATACAGATAGTGTCTATCTGCGTTGTGGGAATCTTGTGGATAAAGTTTGTGGGGGTAAGTCCAAGTCGGAGGTGGTTGACTTCCTCGACAAAGCCTCCGAAGAAATAATCCTACCATTCATCAAGAAGAAGTATGACGAACTTGCGTGTATAATGAACGCATATGATAACAAGATGGTGATGGACAGGGAGTGTATCGCAGACAAGGCAGTTTGGACTGCAAAGAAAAGATATATGATGCGGGTTCACGACTCAGAAGGTATTCGCTATACGATTCCAAAGACCAAGATTATGGGTATTGAGACTACTCGCTCTTCTACTCCGCAGGTTGTTCGTGATGCACTCACCGAGGCGATTAATCTCATTCTAACTTCGGACGAACAGACGATTATTCAGTTCATTGATAATTTCCGAACACAGTTTAACGGCTTCACTCCAGAAGAAATTGCATTCCCCCGTGGAGTAAATGGAATGACGAAGTACTTAGACAGAACCACAATTTATCAGAAGTCTACTCCGATTGCTGTAAAGGGAAGTCTTCTTTATAACCATTACCTGAGAGAACTGAATTTAACCGACAAGTACAGAGAGATTGTTGATGGAGATAAGATTAAATTTCTTCATCTTAAGAAACCAAATCCACTTGGTGGAGTGATGGGACAAGACCAAGTGGTTGCATTTCCCAACGAACTTCCAAAGGAATTTGGGCTAGACGATTTTATTGATTACGACACACAGTTTGAAAAGGCCTTTTTACATCCATTGAAGAATATCCTCGAAATCGTAGGATGGCAATGGGAAGAGGTATCTTCTTTAGAAGGATTTTTTGTATGATTGAACACAGGGCTAAGAAAATTATAATAAATATATTGAATATGCAACTTATGGAAATGCGTGAAGTTCTAAAAGATTGCCAATCAGACCCAGAATGTCCGATTGAAGTTAGTACAGACATCCTAGAAGGTTTGTCTGAAGTAGAGTATGCACTAGGAGAATTAAATGAGTGATAAAAAGAATAATGGAATTTTTGACTGGGAAATACCCACGATTTATGATATAATTGACAGGATGACACTTTCGTTCATCTGTCCTCCTTCCCAAAAGGAAAAAGTAACGAAACCCCGAAAAACGAATCCCCCCGAACACAGGTATCTCAAAAAGGCTAAGGTGAAAAAATGAATGTAAAGATTGTAAAACTTATTAACAGTGAAGAAATTCTTTGTGACCTTGTATCACAAGACGACGAAAATGTGACTGTAAAGAATCCTACTCTTCTAGTCCCACACAATAATAGTGTTGCTATGGTTCCTTATATGCCATTTGCAGATTACGAAAAGGGTCTTGCTATTCCCTCTTCTCAAGTTATGTTTGTAGTTGATGTAAGAGCGGAAGTAATAAAGCAGTTTGAACAACAGTTCAATCCACTGGTAACACCAAGCAATAAGATTGTAACTCCAAGCGGTCCACTGGGACTCGCACACTAAGGAATCATTATGGAAAACAACTTTCTAAAAAGTATAATTAAAGAAACGGGAAACAAGTATGCGGCGATTGCGTCAGACGGTATTGATGGTTCTGATGTTAGCGGTTGGGTTAATACAGGCAGTTTTTCTTTTAATGCCCTATGTTCTGGTTCTATGTATGGTGGTATACCTAATAACAAAATTACCGCTCTAGCAGGTGAATCTGCAACAGGTAAGACCTACTTCACTCTAGGACTGTGTGATAAGTTTCTTCGTGATAACCCCACAGGAAATGTTCTGTACTTTGATACCGAATCTGCGGTTACATCTGAAATGATTGCGGAACGTGGTATTGACCCAAACCGTGTTGGTATTTTTCCAGTTTCAACCGTAGAGGAATTTAGACATCAAGCAATTAAGATTGTGGATTCTTATATTGAACTCGGAAAAGACCAGAAGACTCCAATCATTATTATCTTGGATTCTCTCGGACAACTTTCTACTTCAAAGGAAATGGCAGACACCGCAGAAGGTAAAGGTACGAGAGATATGACTCGTGCCCAAGTTATCAAAGCAACCTTCCGTGTTCTCACTCTCAAGTTGGGTGCGGCAGGCATTCCTTTGATTCTTACGAATCACACCTATGATGTAATTGGTTCGATGTTCCCACAGAAAGAAATGAGTGGTGGTTCTGGTCTAAAGTATGCCGCTTCTACTATCATTTTCCTTTCAAAGAGGAAGGTAAAAGAAGGAACTGATGTCATCGGAAACATCATTCATTGTAAATTGTTTAAGAGTAGGCTCACCAAAGAAAACTCTATGGTGGATGTGATGTTGAATTATGACCACGGACTCAACCCGTACTATGGTCTTGTTGATATTGCTCTCAAGTATGAAATCTTTAATAAGGTTTCTACAAGAATCGAACTTCCAAATGGAACGAAGGTTTACGAGAAGACCATTTACGGCAACCCAGAAAAGTATTTCACCGAAGATATTATGGAAAGACTAGAAGTAGCAGTTGCAAAAGAATTCAAGTATGGTAATATATCCATAGATGAAGAAGTCAAAGAACCAGAAATAGTAGAAGTAGAAAATGCTTGAATATACTTATATAAATCATCCCTCCTCCGAAAAGAGACAGGCGATAAAAATTAGCACTGGCGAATATGAAGGTATTGTCTTTCATTATAATCAAGTTAGTTTTTATGAAGAAGGCGACACACCTCACGTTAAATTCGACTATGATGTACTAAGTGGGGAAGACCCACACACCGAAGAGTTCACCAACCTTTTGGGAGATATCGTAGTTGATATTTTGGAACGAGAGTTTAATACAGCCGAGCAGGGAGTTTTGGTAGATGAATCAAACTATAGAAAAGACGATACTAACCAACCTTCTAAAGAATGAAGCATTCACAAGAAAGGTTGTTCCGTTTCTCAAAGAGGAATACTTCCACGATAGGATAGAGAAAATTATATTTACCTCTATCTTTGATTTTGTTGCAAAGTATAATTCACTTCCGCCCGCAGATGCGATTAACATTACGTTGTCGAATGCATCTATGTCTGATGATGAATTTAAAAATGCAACTGCTTTGGTAGAAGAGATTGACTGCGAAGTCGATTCAAACGAAGATTGGTTAATTGAACAAACTGAAAAATTCTGCAAAGACAAGGCGGTGTATAATGCGATTATGGAATCCATCCACATTATCGATGGCAAGTCAACGAGCGTCAAGACGGAGAATGCAATACCAGACATTCTCTCCGAGGCCTTGTCCGTCTCCTTTGACGCCAGTGTCGGACACGACTATATCGAAGACGCAGAAGAAAGATTCAAATTCTACCACAAAGTAGAAGAGAAGGTTCCGTTTGATATTAGTCTACTCAACACCATCACAAATGGTGGGACTCCATCTAAGACATTGAACATTATTATGGCAGGAACTGGTGTTGGTAAGTCACTCTTTATGTGTCACCACGCCGCCTCTTGTTTGTCTCAGGGGTTGAATGTTCTATACATTACTTGTGAGATGGCAGAAGAACGAATCGCAGAACGAATCGATGCAAATCTTATGGACATTACTATGGACGAACTGAAAGAACTTCCAGAAATGGCCTACGCGAAGAAGATTAGTAAGATTCAAAAAAATAATGGCGGGAAACTGATTGTAAAAGAATATCCAACAGCAACTGCAAGCACAAATCATTTTCGACATTTGCTCGATGAACTCACAATGAAAAAGAAGTTCAAACCAGATATTATTTTCATTGACTACCTAAACATCTGTGCTTCCTCCCGTATGAAGATGTCAGGTAGTGTTAATTCATACACCTATATCAAAGCGATTGCCGAAGAACTTAGAGGGTTGGCAGTCGAAAGAAATGTTCCAGTATGGTCTGCCACACAGGTAAACAGAACTGGATATACTTCAAGTGACTTTGGACTGGAGGACACATCAGAATCGTTTGGTTTGCCAGCAACGGCGGACTTTATGATTGCGTTGATTGGAACGGAGGAACTAGACCAGTTGGGTCAAATCCTTCTAAAACAACTGAAGAATAGATACAATGATACAATCGCCAACAGAAAGTTTGTGATTGGAATCAATCGTGCTAAAATGAAACTCTATGACATAGAGGATAGTGCCCAAGTTGGGTTGGTAGATACTGGACAGAAAGATAGTTTTGGTGTAGGTTTCGACGGGAACAATTACGACACAAAATTCACAAAGAAAGACAGCGAAGATTTCGTTGACTGGAAAATTTAGGAGTTGAGTTATGAATTCTGATGATAAGAAAAATTCTATGGGCGAACAGGAACTTAAGGAATGGGAAGCCTGGTCGAAGGAATGGATTGCAGATTTACAAGAGCAAGACAGGAAAAAAGCAGAAACAAATAAAGAATGACAACATTTGTAGATAAAAAATTCATCAACAGAGTATCCCCAACCCTGAGAAATTTCAAATGGAAAAAGGAAACTCTGGCGAATTGTTCTTGTCCGATATGTGGAGACTCAACCAAAAACAAAAGCAAAGCAAGAGGATTCTTTTATCAAAAAGGTAATGATTTTTTCTATAAATGTCACAACTGTGGTGCTGGTCACAACCTATATAATTTTTTAAATCAGGTAGCACCGTCCTTGTGTAAGGAATATTCTCTGGAAAGATTCCGAGGCGGCGAAACAAAGAAGTCAAACTATAAGAAGCCGAAGGAAGAAGAGTTGTTCAGATTCAAAGATTCAAAGCCAAAGTTCAAAAAGAAAGATAAGGTATTGGAAGACCTACAGTGTCTATCCGATTTACCAAAAGAACACCCCGCAGTTCGATTTGCCGATATGCGTCAGATTCCAAAACAGCATTTCCCACTTCTTTATTTTACAGAAGACTTTGGTAGATTTGCTAAACACAATCTTGACCCAGATGTTTTCTGTGGAAAAGAAGAAAGAATAGTAATTCCATTCTTCAACAGTCACGGTTATGTTGTTGCCGCTCAAGGTAGAGCGATTAATTTCAAAGATGAACAAAACGCAAGAGAAACTGCAAAGTACATTACAATTAAAGCAGACAAAAGTATTGACCGATTGTGGTATGGGTTGTGGAGAGCAGACGCAAAAAAGAGAGTATATGTAGTTGAAGGTCCTATTGATTCGCTATTCCTACGCAATGCAGTTGCAATGGTGGGAGCGGGTGCATTGAAAGAAGTTCCTCTTCGATTCGAAAACACAGAAATAACATATATTCTTGATAATGAACCTCGCAATCGACAGATTTGTGCGTATAATGAAAAGTTAATTGAGATGGGTAAGGAAGTGTGTATCTGGCCAAAAGAAATTTTCGAAAAAGATATTAACGATATGGCATATCGACTTTCCACCCGCAAGATTCAGAAGATTATTGATGATAATACATTTAGTGGATTACAAGCAACTTTGAAATTTAACGAGTGGAGAAAAGTGTAGAATGTATAAAGAAACTGTTTTAGATAAAGGTCACGTTGAATTAGTTGACAGTATGGGTAGCGACCTCACTGTATGTAACTCCGCTCGTGTTTCATTCAACAACGAAACTGAATGGGAAGTTGACAAGGAAGTGGAGTCTAGACTCAATAAAAGCAATTCTAGTTTTCGTCCATCGGATGTTCGTAAACTACCCGAACGTGATGTTAAACTAATTCGATATCTTGCAAAACATAATCACTGGACACCATTCGCACATCCACAAATCACGCTTAGAATTAAAGCACCGATTTCTATTCGGACACAATTCTTTAAGCACAAGCAGGGGTTCGTAGAGAATGAAGTCAGTCGAAGATATGTTGATGACTCACCCGAATTATATTTTCCAAAGTTTCGACATCGACCATCAGGAAATGCCAAACAAGGCAGTGATGGTTGGTTAGAATGTGTCGATGGTGGTGGTGAGACATCTGGAGGATTCGCTACCCATCCTTTATATGAAGGATATAAATCATTGATGTACCAAGCAGTAAAAGTATATGAAGAATTGATTGCATCCAATGTTGCACCAGAACAAGCACGATTCTGTTTACCACAAGCAATGTACACCGAGTGGTACTGGACAGGCTCTCTTGCCGCTTATGCAAGATTTTATAAGCAACGAATTGATGAACACGCACAGTGGGAAATCCAACAGTATGCGACCGCAGTTGGAAATATTGTTCGACCATTGTTCCCCATTTCTTGGTCTGAACTCACGAGTTGATATAGATATATCATCGCAAACAAGGAAAGTAAATTATGAATTACATTAGTGACATTCTCCCAGAGGAATTCCTATCACAATACAAAACCAAGAAACCAAACTGGGGCTATAATGGTCTTGGTGAGATTGTATACAAGCGAACTTATTCTCGCTTGAAGGAGAATGGTGTAAATGAGGAATGGTGGGAAACTATTGCTAGGTGTATCAACGGCGCTCAGAAAATTGGAGCCGACTACACTACTAAAGAAGCACAACAACTCTACGATTACATCTTCAACCTTAAGTGTAATTTTGCGGGTCGAATGCTTTGGCAATTGGGCACTACAACCGTTGATAGGTTTGGTGCAAATTCTCTCCTGAATTGTTGGGGTGTTTGTATTCGAGACATCGATGACTTTTGTTTCATCTTTGAAAATTTGATGCTTGGTGGGGGTGTTGGTTTCTCTATTCGCAAGGAAGATGTTCACGACCTTCCTCGTGTTAAAGAGGGAGTAATGGTACAGCACCAAAAGACCAATGATGCAGATTATATCGTTCCAGATTCCCGTGAGGGTTGGGTAAAACTTCTTAAGAAAACTTTGAAGTCATATTTCTACACTGGAGAATCGTTTACATATTCCACTATTCTTGTTCGTTCTTCTGGTGAAGGTATCAAGGGATTTGGTGGTAAAGCATCTGGTCCTGCTATTCTTATTGAAGGAATTGAAAAGATTGGCGAAGTGATTCGTGAACGTGAAGGAAAGAAACTTCGTTCACTTGATGTACTTGACATCTGTAATATTATTGGTTCTGTTGTGGTTGCAGGAAATGTTCGCCGTTCTGCTGAGATTGCTGTCGGTGACCCAGATGATTATCTGTTCCTTCGTGCAAAGCGTTGGGACTTAGGTAATGTTCCGAACTGGCGTGCAATGTCCAACAATACAATCTATGCAGATTCATATGACCACATTAGTGATGCAGTATGGAAGGGGTATGATGGAGGAGGAGAACCTTATGGTTTCTTCAATCTCCCACTTGCACAGAAGTTCGGTAGACTACAAGACAAAATGAAGGATAGATGTGAGATTTTAAATCCTTGTGCAGAGATTCTTCTTGAGTCACACGAATGTTGTAATTTATCAGAGTTATATCTTAACAACATTGATTCAAAAGCAGAACTAAAAGAATGTGCAAAACTTCTATACAAGACACAGAAGGCCATTTGTGCCTTGCCATTTATTCATAAGCAGACCGAAGAAGTTGTTCATAGGAATATGCGAATCGGTGTCGGTGTAACTGGTATTTGCCAATCACTCAATAAGATTGATTGGTTAGATGAATGTTATAATTCACTTCGTGAATATGACAAGAAATGGTCAGCGAAGAAAGGTTATCCAGAAAGTATTCGGTTAACAACTGTTAAGCCTTCTGGTACTCTGTCACTTCTTTCTGGTAGTACACCAGGCGTACATCCTGCATATGCAGAATACTTCATTCGTCGTGTTCGTATGTCCAGTGATGACGCACTTGTCGATATTTGTAGAAGTGCAAACTACACAGTGGAGTATGCAAGACAATTCGATGGTACAGAAGATAGAGGTACTGTTGTTATTGAATTCCCTTGTCACATTAACGGAAATGCTATTCTTGCCAAGGATATGAGTGCAGTGAAGCAACTCGAACTTGTTAAGAAATTACAAACAAAATGGTCGGACAATTCTGTGTCTGTTACTGTTTATTATCGTCTGGAAGAACTGGATGAAATCAAGGAATGGATGAAAGAACACTACGAGAATTCTCTCAAGACTGTAAGTTTCCTACTACATAATGAACACGGATTCGACCAAGCACCCTATGAGGAAATCACCAAAGAGGAATATCAAAAAATGGCTTCTAAATTAAAGCCAATGGTTGGTGTTGAATCTGGGGATGTACTAAATGAACTAGAATGTGCGGGTGGCTCTTGCCCAATCAGGTGACAAATAATATAAAAAACATTTGACACCTGCGTTTTTTAAGGTATAATTAACATTCATAATAAATGATATGTCTACATAAAAGACATATATTAAATCAGAGTCTAGGTTGACTCTACGATACAATTCGTATCACCCTCTTTTGCCAGAGGAATAATTCTTTATAAGGAGAAATAAAATGGCTAAATGTACAGGTACAGAAAGTTGCGGAACTGATGTCGTAACAAATGCACTCGGCAAAGTCGGCATCTGCCGTTCTATGCTAATTACTCTCGCTCTCGTTCCATTCGCGTGGGATGGTGTCGTATGGTGTGGACAAGCACTTCAGTCCCTATGGGGCTTGGTAACTACCGCAGTCAACTGATTCAAACTCGAACTAACTAGAGAAGGTATTTTTGCCTTCTCTATCTTTTTATGATTTAAGGAGATTACTATGAGTAAGAAGAAAATGACAATTTATGGTGGCATTATTGCCGCTATCGTAACGGCGACTTTCGTCGCTCCCGCTCTCGCCGACGGTCCTTCGTATGAAGACCTTAAGGTGAGACTAGATTCCGCAGAGGCAAGGATTGCCGAACTATCTACATCGGATAGCGATAAATGGATGAATGACGAACGAGCCGAAGCGACTCGCCAACTTGTTCACAATGTTCTCGCTGATGCAGACAACCGTGCATCGTTTCAGGGAAGCAATTCTCCTGTAACTGTTAATTTGCACGGATTCGCACAAACTCGCTATACCTATAGCGGCGGTGGTGGTCTTGAAGTCAATCGTGGTTTCAGCATTCCTCGTGCCCGTCTTATCCTTTCAGGTGATTTATATGACTGGGAGTATAAGGTTAGCGGACAATGGGGCGACGACACAAACACATTCGACCTAAAGGATGCGTATGTGCAAGGAAGCCTTTTCAGTGGAACTTTCCGTGCAGGACAGTTCAAAGCACCCTTTATGCGTGAGGTTCTTGTTGCACAACAGGATACCCTTATGACTGACCGTTCAATCATTGCCAATAACTTTGGGCAAGGTCGTTCGCAGGGTGTTCAGTATAGTCGTGACTTCGGTATGCTAGATTTTACTGGTGCATATACTGATGGTTTCAATACTGCTAATGGTGCAGGCGTTCAAAACGGTTCAGCATTGACTGCTCGTTTTGGTGTCGATGTTACCAGTTGGTGGAATGTTGGAGCAGCCATTTCATATAATGATTTGGTTAACACCGATTACACCACTTGGACTCTTGATACTTTGGTATCAGCAGGTGGTCTTGACTTGACAGCGGCTTATGTTGCAACTAGCGGTGACGCTGGCGACAACTGGGGTACGACTGTTCAAGCAGGATATATGTGTATGGAAAACTTCCAAGGTTTCGTTGCATTCGAATATGGCGAACTCGAAGGAGTTACTGAGAATCTCAGTACCTTTACAGTTGGTGGAAATTACTTCATCAACGATAATATCAAGTGGACAACTGATTTAAGTTATGCACTTAACGGTATTAATGGTGCTTGGGACTTGGGAGATACTGGCTTTAGAGCCGGCGACTCTGGTGAGTACGTTTTACGCACCCAAATTCAGATTTCTTTCTGATAACGAGAGTAATATCTCGATTCATAGAACAACCTCCCGTTATGCGGGGGGTTGTTTTTTATACATATAGTAAAGAATCACTCAATTTAAGGGAGTTTAAAAATGACACTACAGAATAGAATCTGGGCATCAAGAATTCAAAGATTGCCCCAAGAAGAAGAAATTAACGAATCTCATATGATTGGCAAGATTGTCGTTATTGGGACAACCACAGGCACCGTAACCAAAGAAGTTGGTGATAATGCTACTGGTGAAGTATATGAAGTAGAACTAGAAGACGGAACTACTATCACTGCTGGCGCTCACGAAATGATTATCGGTGACCCTGCCGCTGGAACAGGTGTACCTTCAGAGGATATCCAAGCACCACCTAGTCAAACAGAAGCCACTTCCGAAGAAGAGGAAGAGGAAGAAGTAGAAGAAACTTACGAAGACGAAGAAGAGCCAGCAGATTACGATGAATTCTTCCAAGCCGCACTCAAGAAGTTTGGTGTAGAATCACCTGAAGATTTCAAGAGCGATGAGGACAAGAAGGAATTCTTTAACTACATCGAGAAGAACTGGACGGGCGAGAAGAAAGAATCTGTTGAATTTACAGCAGAAGAACTTGCTCACTTCAATAAAGTTCTAGACATCTAAATTTTAAAAAACATTTCAATAAAAAAAGCCCCCTCCGAAAAGGGGGCTTTCTTTATGTTTATAGTTTTCTCTATCCAATCAACCACCCTTGCCAGTTGGCTGTTGATTAAAGAGAGCCGCAGTAGACTGAATGAATGCATTCTGGTCAGCCTGGCTGGTGGTAGTGGATACTCTCGCACCCAGTACAAGTCTGATGTCGCAATCATTATTGAGTTGCACCAAACCATTATTTGCACCTGCGATACCCAAGGTGTGTCCAGCAATTTCGAAACCAGTCCAAGGTCCGTTTATGTAATCAAATCCCTGAACGATAAACTTGTTGGTGATTTCACCAGTCATAATTCGATATGGAACATCAGAAGTCAGACCTTCGCAGTTCGGATATAGGTATCCAGAGTAACCAAAGAGTTGTGCAATGGTAGCACCTGCGTTGGCTGGAACATCTGCCATATCTATGAGAACATTGTTATAATTCTTGTTCGTTGCACCAGTTCCATTCGCCGCTATACCTGCATTCGGGTAGAATGGGTTTTCGTCGTACATATAGACATTTCCAAGAGAAATTCCATTAATGGAACTGATTCCAGGCCCTGATGCACCACTTACACCATCACGGATGGCAGTAAATCGAACAGCATTTAGACCATTGATTGCTCGAATGGCTCCTTCTTCGTGGGGGTGTCCATTTACCCAGCCTGTTGCAGGACAAAAATTCCCAGAACTACAGCCATCGGAATTTGATGGATATATTTTTGCCGTACCAACGTGGCATGCAACATTCAATGGTGACTGCCCATACTTACTCTCCCGTTCTTCTGAACCTACAATTAGAGTAGGAAGAGTCGTTCTTGATGTAATACTAGTTTGAGTAAGTTTAGTGCAAGTATCTTTGAACAGACCAGTAATACTGTATTGGTGTGTATCACCCCACATCGTAAATGTCGCCCGGTCTTTGTGGAAGTTACCAAAGGAAGACCAATCAACATCTCTATTCAGATATACATACCCAAGCGTACAACCTCTCTTCAGTTCGTCTTGGTAGAAGTTATAGTTACCTGCACCATTAATATACATACTATCGATTCTGGTCCAAGTACTAAAATCTCTGCTTCTTGCCCAGTCATAAAGGTCGAAGACATTCGAATGAATGGCATCGCGGAGGCAGGGAGCGTTGTCAATAAATTCTGCAACCCAAAGTCCAAGACCTTCGTTCGGACCAGAAGCACCCCAAGTCGAAACCTGTCCGTTTACCATATTGATACCAAGTCTGGCACCAGTTCCGTACCGAGAAGAGAAAGCACCGTTCGAACGGTCCTTTGCAAACAATACTTCTTCGTATCCTTCTCCGATTGTGAGTTTTTCTAACTTACCTGCGGTACTACTACCATCATACCATTTCCAGTCGCCAGTTGTTCCACCATAAAGACATTCTGTGTATGGCCAAACTGCACCAGACATTCCAGACGCTCCGTCTATGAATGCATTTTCGATTTTATCGAAAATTACAGTGTCTCCTGCTTTTGGCCAAGTGGGTGGAGTAATGAAGTTGTTTGCTGGGTTACCTTGACCCCCGCCGCTTTCGCCGCCTTGGTCATAATCGCCGTTGTAGCCACCCGATTGCCCCGAATCTATCGCCCAGTTGGATGCGACATTCCAGTTGTTCTGTGTCCCAATAAAATATCTATCGTTGTGGTTAAGTCCAAGTTGTGACGTATTGACAGATGTTTGTGTCAGTCCGTCTTGGCCTTTCCAATAGTAAATTTGTCCCATTTTTCTCTCCCGATGAATGGTTGATGCCCGCTATTAATTTTCATTCAATGAATTATGTAAACGGTACATTGTATATAGGTATTATCTAAAATGGCTAATACTTTATTTTTATTGCAAATATCAGCCACTTCTCTTATAAATACTTTATGGTATGAGAGTAGTAAAAATCGCATATTTCTTAGCAACCATATTATGTTTAGCAAGTTGCACTGCAACTACATCTACCTCTACCCCCAAAACACAACCAAAAGAATCTATTGTTGATTTATCGACACTCATTAATCCTATGGATGAGTGGTTTGTCCGAACAACAGTAGAAGAAGACCCATATCCATCTATATGCAGTTTGCATTTAGAGGATGGTAGTCTACTGGGAAGTGGAATCCTTATCCGTCCAAATGTGGTTCTGACTGCTGGTCACTGTATCGACGATGATAATATTTTTTCCGTTGTCCTAGGCGAAGAAGAGATACTAGTCAAAGATATGGTTATACATCCCAGTTACAGCCATACATTTGGGCGGGTAAGTCACGATATAGGATTAATATTTCTTGAATGTGATTCATCACACGAACCCGCAAAAATGGGATGTGTAGAATGGATGGAAAGATATCAAGACATTACAACGGTCGGTCATTCGATGTATTATAAGAAGTACAGCAAACCAGGCGTATTTCGATATTTCGGTGTTATAATAGATGACCCAACCTATATGAAATTTATACCAAGACCTGCATCAATTATGCCAGGAGATAGTGGTGGGGGTGTGTTTGCCAAGTTCCAAGGAAAGGAATATGTGGTAGGGATTATCAGTCATTTCGTTATGGTTACGATATTTAAAGGCGAGGTGGTAATAACAGAATGTTCTGCTACAATTATCGCCAACTACTTGGATTGGATTAAAGAGGAAATTCACAATGAAGGAATGGCTAGACGTTAGAATTCAGTTACTATTTACTCCCATTGGTATGGGAGTCAGCATCGCTGGTTTTATTATTGGAGTGTTAATCAGTAATCTATTATCGGTGACATAATATGGAAGATATATGTGTATTCCTCATATGTGCGTTGATTTACTTCTTTCCAGACGAAATAGAAAAGTAGATAAATATGATATGGATAAGTATGGACACTGGAATAATTTACCTGATGACTTCAACCCTGACGATTGGTTTGGTTTTGTCTATCGAATTACTCGTGAAGCCACAGGAAGAAAGTACATCGGAAAAAAGCAAATCCATTCCTATCGAAGAAAGAAAGTCGCAGGAAGAAAAAACCGAAAACGAGTAGTCAGCGAATCAAAGTGGCGAGAATACACGGGTTCTTGTGAAGGCCTCAACAAAGAAATAAAAGAACTGGGGAAAGAAAAGTTCACCTTTGAAGTCCTGAAATTATGCAAGACCAAAGGTGAACTTACCTTCTCCGAAGTAGAGTACCAAATCAAAAACGATGTACTCACCGCTCTGTTAGAAGATGGTAACAGAGAATATTACAACTCAAATATAATGAGTCGTTGGTTTTCTTAACTACTCCGTTTGTGTGTAAAGAATATTTGTGATAGGACTCAACCAAGGTTCATCAGGACCAAACGGGTTGGGTTGAATGTCATCCCGTGTATCCCAGTCAAACATCAATTCATCTGAACCGTAGAACACCCACGGTTCACCTGCATCTGGGTTTAAGAACAATGGTTCGGTTCTTTCCCAGTTGCTCCAACAATCCTCGAACTTGACATTGATGAATCGTTGACTTACACCATCGTGTCCTAATGTCCACGGACCTCCTGTATTAGGAGTACCGTCTTCGTTGAAACGGTCGTAACTAACCACTGCGTGGGAGCGGCCATCTGGTCTACCGTTGAACATACAATCCTTGAAGAGATTGTTTCGTGCAGGGCCACACCACCTAAAGATAACGGCAGGAATGTTACACTCTTCTACACCATTACCACCAGTGTTTGAAAGTTCTACATTCACCCACGCAACATTATGCTTTTCACTCTGGCCTGGGCAGGCGTGTACGCCTTGCTCTCGACAAGAATGATTACCATAGATGTCTCGGAAGATAATGTTCTGGTGGATGTAAGGGAACCCACCATTCACCTGAATGTAATCGGTATGACACGCAGTTTCCAAACCTATGTTTACATTATGGTTTGTCATAAGGACATTAAGTGCCATCTGAATCCAGTGCATCTCAAGCATATCACATTGAATATAATCCAAGTGTATGTTTCTCATTAGAATACCTGACATACCCTCTGCCATATATTTCTGTGTGGTGTCAGTATAATATTGGAGTCCAGTGGAGGGTTGTCCTAGTTTATAGTAGTTACCATTCCACCACTCTTCTTGTATTCCCCTAAGAATACAATTGTCGTACCATCTAATGGAACGGCCGTTGGAACTTAATAAGTTCGATTCGCTGGATTCGACAACCACATTCTTGAAGTGTACAAATTCATTACCAAGACCAATACCACCCGATACAATCTTAGCATCTTCTGGATTTACGTCAGGAGCAGGTGTGATGGTAACAAATCTACCATCGGGATTCGTCCACTTACAATCGGGGAACGCACAACTTTGACCGAAGATATGTTCACCTTCCATAAGATAAACAACCACACCACCAACATCATATCCTTCATCATACTCTGTATTATGACGAACAGCACGATTGATGCTAATGTATGGGTTTTCAATTGTACCGTCGCCAGTTTCATCAGAACCATTCGGTGATACATACCTCTCTGATACTGACCAATATCCACTGTTGTTTGAAAATAGATTCACACCACTGTACTGTGGTCTGATATTATAACTTCCTTCGGCAGAAACCTCTTCAACATCTTGGTCTAGTACAACACTAGGACCGTCAATAGGAAAGACTTCTGCTGTTACAGTAATCTTCGTGTCTGGATGAGAACGAGTATCAAGGGCAAACCAATACTCTTCTTGACCAGTTCGCGGGTTCAATCGGTTGTGACTGAATCCACCGGCATCCCCATAACGAGTTACTTTCTGTGGCGTGTGTGGGACGGATTGTCCCCACGCACCAAGTATTCTGCTTAATTCTTTTCCATTTACTCCTTGACCCCAACGCTGAAGCAGTACAGCAAGGTCATCTCCATCTGTAATTCCATCCCTGTTCCAATCACCAACAAATCCTTCACGGTGTATCGTGTATTCAACACGGTCTACACCCTCTAGGTGATATGCGACTGCTCCCATATTAAAAATACCCGACACATCTTGTTGTGGTACAACATCAAGATAGGCAATCGGGGGTTCTGTCTGGGGAGAGTAGTCTTGAACGAACAGCATAACGAAGGCGAGAAGAATAGCATTCATGGGTATTCTCCTTATTTAAGATGTTAAAGTTCTCGCAAAGACCTTAAAAAGCACAAGGCATAATTATTTATATTGATTATTTGTTATTTCGACTAAGATTCTTAAATCCGTTCTTAATTTTAACTTGAGCAATAATCTTCTTGGTCAAATCACTTGTCATATGTGAAGCGAACCCGTCACGACCAAAGATTTCTTTTCTCTCTTCTGGAGTAAGATGGTCTTTCGTTTCTTCGATGAGTTCTACGATTTCAGCAATTGCTTTCTTATCGTTCTTACCGTCAAGAAGCATCCATCCAACAACTCCAAGTGCCGCAAAGAATCCTACAATTAAAACTACAAGACCAATCGTTGCAATCTCTTCAAGATAGTATTGTGATGCAGAAGCAAAACCAACTGTTAATACACCAATCGCCAATACAGCACCACCAAGTTTACCACTTACCCAGAAGGTAAGAAAGGCGCCACCAATGAGCATACCGAACCCTATTACAAAGAATAGAGTAATGAAACTGTGTAGGTTTGCGAGTGCTTCTTTCCGAACTTCTCTATCGGACTGTTCGTAATCTTTGACCAAATCTTCTAGGTCTTCTATCTGACCCACGGCGGCAGACACCCTTGCGTTTGCCGACTCCAAGTCCTCTAAAGCCTCTTCGATTCGAATCTGTTCTTTCTCCGCCTCGTCCACCCGCTCTTTGATGGCTTCTGCGGAACCCTCGATGCTGTCGAGGGTCGGGTCGATGTTGTAGTTTCTGTCCTCTGGAACCAGAGCGATGTCGTTGAGGATGGACTCTGCTTCCCTGTCGATGCTCTCTAGCGTCCCTGCTATCGCTTCTGTCGAGTCTGTAATCTCTTCTGTCTGTTCTTTCTGTTCTCGTACACTGTCAACAACAGTGGAGGCTGTATTATCTGGACGATTGATTTCCTGAATCGCTTCACAACCAATTAAGGTAAGCACAACAAAAGCCATAACTAAATTTTTCATATTACTTCCTTTTCAGGTAAGCCATCATTCCCGTTCTTGAATCTCGAACAATGATATCCTTATCTGGATTTTTGTGTGAATATCTTCTGATGGTCTGATTACTGCCATCTTCCATATTCAATTTTCTGGACCATCTTTCGTATTTGTCACGACCGTTTACACACTGCTGATACTCATCGGGAGAAAGGTCGAAAACCTCAACACCCGCAAACTGTTCATCCTGTTGTTCTGTATCGGCAGTTAAACCACCGTCTGTCCCTTGGACTTCGCCTTCTCCACCAAAGTGTGGTGACATTCCACCACCAATTGAATTTGTTGGCGCGGTTTCACCTAAGTCTGATTGTTCGTCTTCGCCTGGGGTATCTTCACGATACTTATCATCAAGTTCATCCGTTCCCTCTTCGCCCGCACCGTTATCTTCTAGGAATGGTCGAATCTGAATATCGTGCATTTCAATCTTCGTTCCGTCTTGAAACTTTACGAGATATGTGTCATCGTATCTACTTGTGCTGCCAATTTTAATTGTTTGGACGATTCGTCCTGTTCGGGTTCCCATATGAACAGTTTTGCCAAGTAGAGGACCTTCTGTGATAAATTCATCAAACTTTTTCATAGTTCTTCTCCAAGTCATACCAAGAACACACTGTATCGTTTACTCTGAAGAGAGGTACTCCAAGAATGGAGTCGAATGATTCTGTGTTTTCTTTGACTGTAACCTTTTCCCCGTTTAGAATATAGTCGCCTTTTGTTACGACTAGATTAACTTTACCAAATGATTCATTCATTCCATCATCAAGTTCTGAATCGTTATCCTTCAACCACTCCAAGAATGTTTCTTCAATGAGATTTTCATTCTCCACACCCATCTCTTTTGCTTCTTCTCTCAGCAACCAAATAGCGGCAGCGGCTCCACCAAGTCGAGACTTTCCGCCTGGTACTAAACTAACAAGTCGTTTGATATTGATAATGACCTTATGAATGTTGGTATATTTCTTACCTGCATTCCGAGCGGCATCATCTGCCTTCTCTGAACGAATACGCTTACCCTTTTCATCAATAATACCTAACTTATACGCCTCCATTTTCTTCCACGGAGTCGCAAGCATTTTAATAAACTTGTAAGCCAAGTATGTGTCAACTAATCCTAAACCCATTAAATTTCCCTCAGTACATTCATTGCTTCTCTGTGAAGTGGAATTGCAATCAAATCCGCTTCTGGTATTTCTATTTCTGGAAGACAATTTAGATACACTAAAAATGTCTTCAATAAGGAATGATAATCCTCTTCAAGTTTAAAGAATAATATTCTTGCCGAATTTTCCACTCCGAATACATTATTAAATATTATAATATGATTGAGTATTAATCTTTCTTTTAGTATCTTATTATTCTCGTACTTTTTAAATAGTCTCTTTAAGTATTTTGTTCGATTCAAATCATCGTGAAATTCATCAATGTTTTCGCACTGAGGATTTTCATAATGCTTCATAGCAAACAAAAGATAGTTATCATTATTTAACGGTTTCACCATTGTGCAAATCATTCTGTATCTGTGGGGCTGTTGTATTCCTGGTCTGCCATTGTTTCAAAACTTTGTCTTGTATTTGGCGTCACATTATCATTACCAACAGCCTTTGATAGATGTTTGTTGTACACGGTAGTTCTTGTTTCGTTTGGTTGTTTTCCCATCCCCTTCAGTTCAGAACCTGCCGCTTTCGCCGCGTTCCTTACTGTATCTGGAATAGCATCAATCCTTGCTTGCTTGTTCTTGCCGAGTAAGTCTGCAATATCGTTTGTTACGTTATCTGGTTTATTAAAAAATGGGTTCATATTGTTTTCTCCATAATATGTATATTGGCTTATAGTTGAATCAGTTCGAAGCCGAAATTGACATCTAGTGATTCTAACTGTATTTGCTTGGATTCTGAGAGGGTAAATGTCTTTTGCACATTCACGCTATAGTTGAGTAACTCAAGGAATCTTTTTCCGATGAGTACTTTGTATGTGTTGTCATCTCGATGACTCAAGTTGAACTTCACATCCTTGTATTCTTTCTTACCAAACTTCACATCAAAGTATACAATGAAGCGAGTCTCCCATTGGTCAGAACCAATATTGATTCTCTGAGTCTGTAAGATTGGTTTGGTAAACTTTTTGCCAAGAATACTGAAAGATACATTCTTTCCTTCTTGTTTTATATTGGTTGCACCGATGGCGTTTACCGAACCATTTCCTGTGTCTACTTTGGCTTTCAATTTACCAACACCATCGACAGTAATATATTCTATGTAACCAATTTCTTTCGCAGTAAACTTCCAATTCTCTTTGTTGAGAATGTGGTCCAGAATGATATTGATTAGATTGTCGCTGGATAATTCTCGTGTTGGTTCGAATCCCATATATGGGGCCGCACCAGAGCCAGGAGAGCCATTCACTTCAAGAATATAATGAGTTCCCTTATTGGTGATATGGTCAACACCAGCAAAATAACAGCCTGACATTTTGTAGGCTTTCATTACGAGTTCTCGTTCGGCTTTGCTTAATTTGTATGGAGCCGTATCGCTACCTAATGCCTTGTTGGTTCGGAAATCTTTATTGCCTTTGATGCGTTTAACGGCTGCAATAATTTTACCATCCAATACAAGGGTGCGTACATCGTGAGTAATCTTCATATACTCCTGAAGGATAACCTCTGCATCTTGCTTCCAGAGAGTCTGTAGGACGCTCTTGAGGGACTCCTGAGACTCAATCTTCATCACTCCGATACCTTCAGCACCAGTTATTGTCTTGACGATAACGGGGAATTTTCCGCCGATTTTGTCCAATGCAATCTCAATCGAATCTTCGCCGTTTACAAAGGCTGTTCTTGGGGAAGAGATTTGATTTTGTTCGAGTGCAAGTGCAGTACTCATTTTGTTTTGGCAGAATTTCATAGACTCTAGGTCGTTCACTGTGAACATACCTGCTTCCTGAAGTACCTTTACCAAACCCATTCCTGCATTATCAACCAATGCACCACCACGAACCAAACAAACTGTGTTGTCTGTTTTGAGCCGAATGTTCTTTCCTTCGCCATTGTAATTATGAATGACTAGTTCTGTGTCGTCCATATCTTTGTCTACAATAAATGCGTGGTCTGTGTGAACAGGATAGAAAGGAACGCCTCGCTTCTTGCAGGCTTTTTCTATTCGAACAATCGTATCAGACTTTTCGTCTGAGGAAGATGACTTGGTAATTGCAATAAGACAAGGAGACTTATCTGTTCCTTCTTCTAATTGAATAAGATTGTCCCAATCGCCGGCGAGTGATTCTTTAATACCCATTGCTTTCTTAAGTGCCTTGTATAATTGTTTGGCAACTGCTTTGTTGCCAACACCGCCTTCAAAACTTTCGTAGTCGCCAGTTTCTACTGCCGCTCGCATCTTCGAGGCGGACATACCCTCAACACCTTCGGCATCGGGGTCTCTTTCTCCTGCACTACGAACTTCAAACTCATCAAAATCGTATCTCTTCTTTGGGTCTTTGTGTCCGATATATGGTCTAATTTGTTTGTCGAATGCACTAACTCTATCACCACCAACGACAAGAATAACTTTCTTATACCCTTCGTCGGATAGTTGTTTCATCATTGCAAAGGGATTTTTAATCGAATCATCATCAATGATATTCGCTCCCTTAAACATTTTCTTCATAAAGCGAACCTTGTCTTTTGGCTGTAACGGATTCTTTTTCTTATCGTTACTGCGACTAGGATAGATTCGATGCTCTGCTCTTTCCTTGCGGGCGACTCCGACCACCGCATCGATTAGTTTTTTATGACCAATCGTGGGTGGTTGGAATCGTCCGAAGGTTACAACGATAGCCTTCGTTTCTTCATTCAGAAATGTTCTGACGGATTTACTCATTTATTCCAAGGTGCCTTAGACTTGAGCCAGTTGAATAGCGGGGCACCGATAAGTGCGCCAACGCCGAAGCAGAGAATGCTCCACCATACGGTTCCTAGTGTTTCGCTTAAAAATGCTAATGTCATTGGGCGTCTCCTTTTATTTGTCCCAGTTCTTTGTTGCAGTAAAATTCTGCATTGAAAATTCTAATCTGTCCACCAGTTTTAATGCTTTGTTTGATAGTCTATCGACTGCAACAAAACCTTCTGGGGCAGTAACTTTAAATCCGCTATCTGTCTTGATAAAAGTACCAATACCCTTAACGGCTTTCAACTTATTTATCATCATAATTTTGATGCTCACTAAAGATTCCCGCATTGCGAACAGTGAATCTAGTCTGGTAGAGTTGTTACTCAAATATGTAACTAGTTCTTTAAATTGAGATTCCTTACGCTTTTTTGCGGCGTCTGTCTTTACTGAGTCTATGGCTTTCTGCATTTTGGAATTCAGATGTATTATGAATCCCTCTGTAGATTCGGTCCCGCCGGCTCCCTGACGGATGAGACTGTTGCCAAAGATTTTAAGTTCGGAAATAATTGCACTCTTTCCTTGAAGTTCATTGATGAACTTACTGTGCTTTGAGGCAGTTTTACGAACCCCATCTATTTTTGATTCTAAATCGGTTGTTTCTGATTTTGTAAATGTTGCTGTACCTGATGTGTCTTTGAAATCAGCATCACTAAACCAAACATCCCTAGTTGTTGCAAGTTTACTTACTTGCGGATTAAATGATGCTCTCAAATCCTTAATCGTTTTTCCTGTATAATTTGTGTGCCATACCACTCCTATCTTTGCGTTAGTAATTTTTGTTGCCAAATCGGAATCTGCGGGAACTGCATATGCGATTGTATTTGGTTGGAAAACAATATACTTTTCGCCATCAATGGTTTGTTTTGATGTATCACCCTTAGTGAACATAATATCCCCCTGAAGAATTCCTCGAATTCCCAGTTTACCGAGATACTTCAGTGCCATTTTTAGTTTAGGAACTAGTCCTGGCGCATCACCGTGATTTTTGTCAATGTCCGCATTTGTGTAATTAATCTTTGGGATAAGATTAAAGATAGATTTTGTACCAACGAAGAATTTCTTTGTTTCGGGATGTATCCCTGCAAATACAGCAGGCGCACCGTCCCATTTGACAGTTACGTTTACCTTTGATTTGGCGTTTCCGTTAAGCATATCTGCTACTGACTCTAGAAAAGCCAGTGCAGTTTCAACACCTGCTGAACCCTCGTTCCACACAGCATCTTCGATATGCTCTAAATGAGTATTCTTAGACTCTGGAATGTATTGAGAAATTGTCTTCATATGTCATCCTTAATTATACATACTATATATGCTTTTATACATATAAGGTAACCTAGAAAAGAAGGAAAACTATTATGACAGACAATTCAGCCTACCCCGTTTATCCACATCGTCCGAATTTCACAGATATTCGTACAATGCAGATATTCGACCCCTTAGTAGCGGATACCAATGCGGCAATTTCAAACACTACTTGGGAGTTACTACACACTGGTGCGTCTGGAATTACGCTTGAGAATGGAGTTAGAGTCAAAAATCTCTTTGCCAACTCAGCAAATATTTTTGTCGCTACCACTTCATCTGGAACAGCAGGAACTGGCTTTCAATTAGGACAAGACGAAGAAATTTTTATTGAAGTTCGATGTCTCCACGATTTGTGGGTTAAAGCATCGGCGAACAACGGTTCAGCAACATACATCGCTAGTTGATAAGGGGATAGATTATGACAGACAACTCAGCCTACCCCGTTTATCCACATCGTCCGAATTTCACGGATATCCGTACTTGGCAAGTTTTTGATGCTGCCACTGCTGGACAACCAGTAATCGGCACTGCTTGGGGAAAATTAGTACCCGCCGCAACTGGCATCACTTGTGAAGTAGGGGTTCTATGTAAAAGTAATTTTACTGGCGCTGGTAAAATACACATTTCAACTATGTCTGCTGGAACTGCTGGAACAGGATTTCAATTAAAATCTGGCGAACAAGTTTTTGTTGGTGTTCGAATATTATCTGATGTTGTGGTAAAAAAGAGTGGTTCTTTCTTCGGTGCCGTCAAGTTAGACTTCATAGCGAACTAGGAAAAACATATGGGATTATCAAATTTCAGAAGCGGTAAAGGCTCAAAAAAGGGAAACACTAGAAATTTTTCCCTTCTCAGGCAGGTGAAGATTAGAAGAGACCCTTCTAAGTCTCCCTCAATGGATGTAACTCCTTCACAAGTTGGAGCCAATGCTTCATATCTAACACAAGGCACACACATATTCACTGTTCCAAGAGGCGTTGATACCCTTACTGTAACAATGTACGGTGGCGGTGGTGGTGGAGGTAAAGGTCAATCGGGCCGTTCTGGCTTCAACGAAGGTGGTGCCGGCGGCGCCGGCGCTAAACTTGTAGTTACATTGGATGAAATTCCAAGTAAAACGCAACTGACATTCTCAGTTGGTACTGGTGGTACAGCGGGCATCGTTGGGGGTGGCGGCACAAGTAGAGATGGAGGGACTGGTGGGAATACAACATTCACCTACGGTGGTACAGCCTATAATGCGTTCGGAGGATTCGGCGGAGACAACGATTCAATTTCCGTGGGCTATGGGGGAACACACTCAGATGGTGGTACTTTCTCATATCACGCAAACGCAACAGGCACAACAGGTGCAGATGGCGAAGAGAAGGGCAACTCTGGTATCCCAGGCTATCCTGCCAGTGGAGGTTATGGAACTGGCGGAACAGGTGACACAGCGGCCGTTGTGCATCTCGATGGTGGCATAGGCGCCGTAATAATTACTTAGGAAATTCAATGACTAGAATAATCGTAGACATTCCAGAAGCAACTAGTGGCGACTTTGAAATCAAAGTAGAAAATACTGACATTGTTGCATTCGAAACCGAACCTCTTGCAGATTACACTTTCTTATATAAAGATGGTGACCGTATTATGCAAGACACCCATAAAGAATATGCCGAACACCAACCACTTTGGGATGGTGCAACTGGTGATGTTCTCATTGGTGGTTTAGGTCTTGGTATGGTCCATCAAAAATTAATCGACAATCCAAATGTTACATCTGTTACTGTCGTCGAAAAGTATCAGGATGTTATCGACTTGGTATGGGACGCCTGCCCGAAAGATTCATCTTTCACGCTGATTCACGACGACATTACGACTTGGAAAATAACTGGAAATTATAATTATGTTTGGATTGATACTTGGTTGAACCAACCACATCAACCAGTAGACTATACAACTTACAACGAGAATCTAATTGACAAGTTTGAAGGAAACACTACTTGCATCGGATTATGGCCATATGGCAATATTTGCTATTGAAGGTTAACCATTCCCTCGTTGGTGCTATACCACATCTCATCAAAGATGGCATTACACCAAGGCAAACAAAAACAACAAGGCTTACTCATTCGCATATCACCAAAGCGATTGAATCGATAGTTTAGAAGAACTAGGTTATCCTTTGGTCCTCTATAACGAAGAAGTGCATCCAATTCAGAATGCACTTCGTCAAATCTATATCCATACTTCTTCGCCAGAGGATGCGTCCGAAAGTTGTTCGTACCGACAGACACAATTTCATTCTTGCGAACGATAAGAGAAACGTGCTTCTTCGGACGAGGAATTTCCAGAGACACTGGAAGAGCAACACCAGTCAGTTTATGAATCTTGTTTTCTATCATCTTCTTGGGGGATATCAGTATAATCGATGATTCCGCCTGGTTGCATCAATCCCTTTTTGGGATTCTTCTTCTTGCTTTTCTTTTTAGGAAATGCCTTTTCGTAATTCTCAGCATACTTCTTCGGGTCTACTTGACGATACCTATCGCCTTTACCCGCACCGTGCCTGCCACTCATTTGCAATCACAGCACTTGCCCATAATCCATCTAAGCAATCCGCATTTGGTGTTTCTGCATTCTATAGGCCAGGCCGAATTTGCATCGGAAGGAACGTGTTCCGCTTCAAGGATTGCTCTCTCCGCGGCATCTTTTACTTGTTCTTCTGTTAACAGAAGGTCTACTGATACATTGTCTACGCTAATCTTGGTGTGGTGATATTCACTCATAATAATTCTCCTTTAAATGCCTTGGGCGGGGTTGCCCCCACCCAAGGGTCCGTAGCCGCTCAAGCGGCCATTGAATAACTGTTGTCAGTTAAGTTTTTGCAACGCTTTTGTCAAGCCTCGTTGCCAACCTTGGGTATCTACTTCTTCGTTACTTACTACCGAATCGATTCCATTCGCCCCCATCAGAGACACCCTAGCATTGGTGGGTTACCTGTTCTTTTTGAAAAAAAATGTGTTATGTAAGAATATAACTAGGCTAGGGTGCCTCTGGTGGAGGCGGGGAGATTCGAACTCCCGTGTTCGATAACTTTTACTCCGATATCAACGATACCATTTTATGTATACTACAATTTCACTTTCCTCCAGATTTGGTCAGCAAGAATGTACTGAAACATTTCTGCTTCCTTCTCTCCGTCACCTTCCCACTCACCAGTTTCCCACTGCTTAACGTGTACCAGTTCGTGGGTGATGGTTGCCATAAAATCTCTGAGTGTCTGGTCGTAAACAATCTTGATGTTATATTCGTGCTTGTTCTTTCCCTCTTCACACTCACCCCAACAATCAATATCCTTTCGTCTCTCGATAAGGTCCACAGAGATTTTCATCTTCTCAGGAAGATTGAAAAAATCCAAACACCATTCGATTACGCTTCGAGTGATATCCTTGTGATACTTCTTCCCACCGTGAACATAAATCTTCATTTAATAACTTCCCCACTGGCAGCCAATACCAATCCAATGTTTGCAAGTGCGTAAGAAATCCAAACAAGACTCCACGCATATTCTTTCTTCATAAAGTAACCGACACCTACAATGAAGTAGAGCAATGCGGCAATTAGTGGTAGTGCTTTTACGAGTGCGTCAATCATTTACATATCCTCGTTCAGATGTTTTTCAAGACATCTTATTTCTTCTACAATCTCGTCAAATTTTTCCTCTAAATCTTTTGCAGGATTCCAATTTGGTTGCAATTTCCATCGCAAATCGTCCTTGCTGTAACGATGCCGATTCTTTATTTGTCGTTTAAGTAAAGACCTTTGTTTGATTAATTTATCTAATTTTTTATGAAGATGTTCATTCATTTTCTCTTCTTCTTTTTTTTAGACCACTTCTGAGAAGGTTTATTATTGAGAGACTTCAGTGACGGACTCCAACCCAATTCCTTAAACTCTTCTAAATCTTTTTCACTGAAAGGTTTTTTATTGGGTGTGAGAGACTTTGGTAACTTTTTTCTTTTCATTGAAGCGTTCCTGGCAGGACTCGAACCTGCAATCTACGGTTTAGAAGACCGTTGCATTGTCCAATTATGCTACAGGAACAATACGAGCGGCGGGACTCGAACCCGCACTTGACAGATTTTAAGTCTGTTGCCTCTGCCGATTGGGCTACGCTCGCAAAAATCATCTTAACTTAATCCTGTTTAGGTTTGGGGCTAAGTTTCGAATTCTTTCTTTGGCGTAGTCGCACTGAGTCTTACTAATTTCAGTTCCAAGATAGGAACATCCATACTCAATACAACCCTTCGCTGTTGTACCTGTTCCGATGAACGGGTCAAACACAACGAATGATTCTTCTGGTTTGGCATATGTCTGCAACAACTGAGTAACGAACTCTGTTGAGAATGTTGCCTGATTAATTTCTTTGGTTGCTCCATCGTTATTCTTCGCTTCGATGAAGTTCATAACGGGAGTGTAATACTTCTGACCAGTCTTGCTCACTGTACTCACCTGTTTGTTTGTAGTGAATGTATTCATCTCATTCTCACGAACGAAAACAAAAACGAATTCAAAGATTCGTTGAAGTCGGTTTGGACTGGCGGGATACGGAATCGAAGACTTCTTTTTCCAGATGATAGTATCCGCCAAAACAAAGTTGGTTCGCTTTGCAATCTCTGCAACCAATTGATATGGCATCGAAGGATTCTCAATCGAGTAAGAGAAGTTATAAAGTACAACACCATTCTCTACCAAAGAATTATCAAAAGAACTAAACAACTGAACAGACCAATCAATATATTCGTCTGCTTCTTTCCAATCTTCATATTCATCGTACCTTCCTGAATCGGCATTACCGCCTGGTCGTTTCGTCATATTGTAAGGCGGACTTGTAAGAATCAAATTGATATCGCCTGAGTAGTCTTTCATAAACTCCAGACAGTCTCCGTTATGAATATAGTTCCGCTTGTTCATAGTCATATTATACACCATATTAAATGCCAGTCAACAAAAAAAAGAGATGGTAGAGAATCTTTTAAAGCAAAAAACTCAATCTACCATCTCTCATTCATTTGTTGGCGGTTCAGATAAGGTTTGCAATTTTCACCTTCGTCCGATTAATCCCTCAGTCTAGAAATTGGGAAACTTTGAGGCAGGCCTTATGAATGTGTCTATACGCGAAGAGTGATATAAATCAATCTTGGAACACTTTCTGGCGCAACTCTTGTGTGCTTCTGCACCACCAAATTTTATTCGTTCCTAGTGAGGGCCACTCACTCAAGCCGTAATGAATCTTACATCATCTTCACACCCGAAGGTGTCACCGAAGGCCTTGTACTCGAAGGAACGAGTTAGTCGTGGACGGGAAGGATTCACATATACCTTCAACTTTCGGGGTCATCTAGTTGATATTCCCTACTTGCACTACGTTTGAGTCAGTCAAACTCTGCTAAACTCATTTGAGCATTCACACCCCACTACAGGGAACCGTATACATTATTTTCAATAACAAAAAATTGTTCTGTCACCGTCCGATGCAGGGGTAATTACTCCCTTGCATATGTTCTTATTCAGTTGTCAAAAACCACTTGGGAAGATGAACTCCCCAAGTGGCGGGGGGTTTGATTCAATTAAGAATCAGAGAGCGTAACGGCTACCGAACTTGTCGTAACCGTAGGTACGAACGCCAGGGTGAGTGTCGTTCATCGAATAACGAGTCTTGCCAGTGGCAGTTGATTCGCTAACGATTTCCCAGTTACCGAATGCTTCAACCTGCGACTTGATGTCGCTGATAGTGGCTCGGAGGTTACCGACACTGAATCGGGACTTGGCTTCGTTTGCGGTGAGGCCGTTACCGTTTGCCAGGCAGTTAAGAACTCGCTGGCGCTTAGTCATAGTACTCATAATGTGTACTCCATTTCAAATTGCGACATTCACTTAGAAAAAGGTCTTTGAATGCAGTCGCTAACACTCACACCTTCATTGTTATAATAGTATTATACTTTAGATACTAGGGTAAGTCAATTACTTTGTTGCACAAAAGTGAAAAAGTTTTTGAGCCTCTAGTGTAATCTGAACAGTGGTCGGAAATTCTGGTCGTTCCTTGATAGGACATTCGCCAACCATATTGTTGTCTACGAAATTCCAGTTGTTCCACACTTCAAACTCGGCGTAGTACTTATCTTGAAGAGACTGTTTTGCCTCTTGCCATACTGAGAAGGCGAACTCCATCTTTTCTGTCGATTGGACAGGAGCGCCTGGTTTATTTGGTGGCTGTTGCTGTGTCGGCGCCGGCTTTCGTGGCGGTGGTGGTGGAATCTTTTCACCATCAACCCACTTCTTTACATTGTCTTCGTTAAATCCACAGACCATATTTCCGTCAGAAGAATCGATAAACAAAGGCGTACCACAACTTGCGTTGAACTTCGTCTTTACTTCGTTTGCTTTCGTTGCTTCATCTGGCTTTGACATATCAAGAGTGGTAATCTTATACCCTTCTTCAATCAATGCCTTAACTACGGGGTCTGCTTTCTTACACCATCCGCAACTTGGATTGGTGATGTAAAGTAATTCGGGCTTGTTCTTTTTTTCGCTCACTGTTGTTCTCCTTAATAATCAAATTTCATTGTAATGGGTCGGGCGGGGCTCGAACCCGCGACGAACGGTTTAAAAGACCGCTACTCTACCAACTGAGTTACCGACCCCGATGGGTCAGTGTTTGTGTGCTACTGGTAGCGGTGCTTCATAATATATATCCAGTCCTAATGCCTTCGCTGTGTGCCATTCTGCCTTAGCACCACGACTATCTTCCCAACCGCTCATCATATAAATTGCAGTACAGTCTTTACAAATTACAACCAAATCTCTGTGTAGTGCTTCACGCATAAATTCTTGGTCTTCGTAATCAGTAGTTGGATGGAAATCCAAATGACCGTTTGGTGGTTCACCTTCAGTCCTATCCATCTCGGCAGGATTAATGACAACCCATCCTTGTTCTATTAGAATCTTTGCTTGACGGTCGAACGCAGGAAAGTTTCCTTCTTCGTACCCACGCATAGGTCCTGCAATATAAATGGTTGGTTCTCTACCCACAGCCTGCCTCGAATTCATTTTTTCTATCAATGTCATCTTGAATAATTTTTGCTAGGTTTGCGTTCGCACATTTGGTGTGTTCTAAATCTCTTTGCAATCTCTTTATTGCTTCCCTATATTCTACAATACAAAGTACCATATACAAGGATAAAATTGTAGAAAATCCAATAGAAATTGCGAATAGTCCCATATACATTATGCATCACCAAATACAGTGTTTAATTGGCGATTCACTCGCACGAAAGTTGTACACTTAGGAAGTTGCTTGATGACTCTGGCGCCAGTATAAGTACAGGCACTTCGGACACCACCTAGAATCTGCTGAATCGTGTCGCATACAGGACCTCGATACGGCACCTTTACAGTCTTTCCCTCAGATGCTTTGTATGTCGCTACACCACCACTATACTTTTCCATAGCGGTGGTACTGGACATTCCATAGAATACCTTGTGGGACTGTCCCTGTTCGTCTGTAACGATATCCCCTTCACACTCGTCGTGTCCTGCAAGCATACCGCCTAGCATCACGAAGTCGGCTCCTGCACCGAACGCCTTTGATACATCGCCTGGATTTGTACATCCACCGTCAGCCATAATATAACCGCCGAGTCCGTGTGCGGCATCGGCACATTCAATCACTGCTGAAAGTTGTGGGTAACCAACACCTGCAACTTTTCTTGTTGTGCATACACTGCCTGGTCCAATGCCAACCTTTACAATGTCTGCACCTGCAAGGTAGAGTGCTTCGGTCATTTCTGCCGTGACAACATTTCCTGCAATGATAATCTTGTTTGGCCACTTATCCCGAATCATCTTAATATAATCAATGAATCGCTGACTATATCCGTTCGCAACATCGATACAAATAAAGTCTTTACATCCCATAAACTCACCTGTAACCAGAGAACCACTATCTGAAAGAAGTGATTGTTCGTCTAATTCAGACATTCCGAAAGTTGGCACAATGTTACTGTCTTTCCATTGTTCATCGGTTTTCCAGTTGTCGATGTGCTTACTTAGGCAAGTCAACATATTGTGCTTGGAAAATTCTCTTGCCATTGCAAGGGTTCCGATTGTATCCATATTCGCCGCGACGATTGGAATACCAATCCACTCTTGGTGGTTTCGGAATCTAAATGTTCTCTCTAGGTTTACTTGTTTTCGTGATGTGAGAATCGAACGCTTGGGTCGAATCAGTACATCAGAATAATCAAGTTTCACATCATCGAGTATCTTCATTTCAATATCTACTTTTGTGGGGGGTGAATTGACCAGGTCCGCCAATTATAACTTCGTACTTGTGTCCACGACACAACGACTCTACCTGCTTCTTGCTCAAACGATATCCTGGCGAGTAGAGAATAGAATTCTCAATCGTGATAATTTCCCAACACTTGGGGTCTTTCACCTCGACCATTTTCATCGTGCGGGTTCTGCTATTGCCTGTTCCCTTAGTTTCTTCGACTCGCTTCTGCTTCATCGATTCATCATATTCAATCTGTACTTTTTTCATCATAATTTTTTTCCTAAAATAGGCCTGGCGGGACTCGAACCCGCGAAGATACCGTTATAAGCGGTACTGCTAATGCCATCCGCCTCAGGCCCGAAAGCCTTATATCGATATCTTCGTTTTCTTGTTACTGCAATGTCCGTTTTCGTTCTTGTCGAGGTAGTTCGACTTTTGGCGGTCTTCGTCGTGACCAAGCCTATAATTCACTTGTTCAATTTGATACTTTTCATTGATGTGAGTAAGGTTGCTACGGTGAGGATGTTCTTTGATTAATTCCTGAATCAAAAGATTACCTTTGTAAATAGCCACGGCTTCGTCTTCACCAAGAGGAATGTCAATGTGTAGTCTGTACATAATATATTCTCCAAAGCGGGCGGAGAGAATCGAACTCTCATCATTAGATTGGAAATCTAGGGTAATTGCCGTTATACGACGCCCACAAATATCAACCTTCGTTTAAGTTTTTCCAAGTAGTGTTAATTGTTGGTGCAGGGTCGGTTTCAATCAGTAGTGTCTTCACTTGACTTGCATCTACCCATTCTGTTGCACCATTTGCATATGCAATCTCTACCATACCATCATTCTCACGAATCTGTACGATATTACCCGTTTGCATATTCTCTGCGTTTACTACGTTTTCGCCAATATTATGAGTCATCATTATCTCCTTCGAAGTCAAGTTCACCTTGGTTGCTATCAATACTATTTAGAATGAATTCTTTTGCTTCACGAAGAGAAGTAATCAGGTCAGTAATATCATCGACAGTGTATCCGTCAAACGATTCTTTTGTGTCCCACCCCCAAAGAGTCAGACACAACTGGTCATCTGAATTGGGGTGAAAATGAAGAAGCGGTTGTAATGGATACCCATCTTCGTCGCGTTCAACATCATCCATTTTAATACTTTCCATCACTTAAACATCCCGTCCAATTCAATCGTCTTCTTTTCGCCACGACCGTGACCAGTAAGACGTTCAAACTTCATAACAGAATCTACACGGAATGAACGCCACGCTTCCTTGTCCATACACCAAACCGCAATAGTATCTTGCGTACGGTGTTGTGTAACATTACCCTTCGGACGTAAGTCTTCTGGGATGTGGTCGAACACAAGTGTACAAGGCATCACTCGTTCTTCGCCATTCTTCTTTGTAAAAGTAACTTCACAAATGCCCTCGTTCAGTTCGCTCTTCATCTTCTTAAACGAATAAATCGTTTTGATGTTTTCGGGGTACAATGTACCTCGGTCTACTTGAATTGTTTCGCCGCTTGCTAGTTGAATAGTATCCATAGTACCCTCTATATCGATGTTAACTAAAATTGCTTCAGTATAACTGTTTCCACGTTTAGAGATAACTTTATCTCCAACATTAATCATATAACCACTTCCTTTATCAGTCATCTTGGAAGTCCTTCATAGCCACTAGTCTGCTGTTCACTCGTAACGATTTCTGTACCAGTTTCGGTAACAGTTCCGTCAGGATTCAGAATACGCCGAGTCGTGGACTTGTGTGTGGCGTAACCTTGACGTTCTCGTCGTTGCCACTCTGCATAGCGTACACGCTCTTCGGCTGCCGCAACTTGTGCCGCAGTCTTTCGCTTATTGTCCTTATCGACTTCTTCGATAAGCAGACCAGTACCTGCACCGATACCTGCACCAATCAAAGTGGCAGTGGTGTTGCCGCCAATTGCTTGTCCTGCAAGGGCACCGATACCACCACCGAGCATTGCTCCGCATCCCTGTAGGGAAACGGCGGCGCCGAGTATAATTGTTGTTGTAATTGTTTTATTCATTTTATATTCCTAGTTAAAAAGATTCATCGCAAGCAACCATCCGCTACTTGCACAGAAAGCGAGAACGAATACGCCAATACACATTCCAAGAATGTATAGGGGATGTTGCTTGTCTGTTTGATTATCATTCATAATATACTCCATTTGTTCCACACATTGTACACTCTATCGCCCTCTGAGTCAACTCTCAAATCGCAATTTTTTACCGCGATTTTTTCAGGCGGGTTAATTATAAGCCACATTCAGCACCATCACGCGGAAAGGTTTCCATCCACTTCACCAAGTGGCGTTGAGCCTCGTACTTCGTAATGGTGAATCTCTCGACGATGAACGGGACAGCCTCAAACATATTGGTCTTGCCAGACTTTCGTAATTCATCCAGAAAATCGAAGATAGTATTCTCTTCATATCGTTCACGAATCGTCATATCGTTGGGTATATCCCTATGAAATTTACTCTGTCTCATCGTGAATCTCCATTTCTTCTCGAAGAGCATACTTCGAATCATCGTGTGTGTGTAAGTGGCACCAAGCATCGAACTCTTCGCCAAAAAGAAGTTCTCTGTAGTCTTCGTATTCGAGTTCAGTCCATTCCCCATCGGGAAACTGGGAAGGAAGGTTCGATGAATACCAGAATTCGCGGTTAATCTTTTCGTCGAGCAGGTCTGTAATTTCATTCCATTGTGCATCGACTTCCCATAGCCAATACTTAAAGCCATATTCTTCTTCTACAAGTATTTTCATCATTCCGTAACCATTCCTTGTGTGTTGATATTCGCTAGTGTAGCAATCATTGCATCCTTGCTATGTATGTACCCTTTACCGACAAACAATTCACTACCTGTATGTGTACCAACTGCATCACAACGAAACGTCATTGTTTCATCAATCATTGGTTCATCACTATCCACTACATCAATCTGTGAGTATGAGTAGAGATAGAACGCTCCATCATTCTCAAAGATTGCTTGGCGAAGTACTCTATGCGAATCGTCTATATTTTGTGTAACCTTAACAAATTTCATTGGTTTTTCCTTGGGAACACATCCGTCTTTCTCAATATGCTTTCGCAATGAAGGACAACGGTCTTTGTCAGCGAGTGCTTCATAGAATGCACCAATCTTATCTGGCTTAGACATCTTCTCATAGCGAGTATAGAGTTGCTTATCCTGCATCTCATCCATTCGCTTCATTTCGTGCTTGTAGATGTCTGGTTCGTGTGTCTTGTAGTAGTCTGGGTTCAT